ACAGACGTTCTGGCTTTTCATTCATGGCATCTTCAGAACTTGTACACCAAGCAACCATCTCTTCGGATTCCAGATATGGGATATTATCGAAGACTGGAGCTGATGCAAAGAAGATGTTTACCGATAAGGTGGTACCCATATCAGTTAATTACCCGTTCTTCTTCAAACCAATCCAGGATGGTATGGACCGTCCCAAGACCGAACTTGCCTATAGAGTACCCGCTTCCAAACTTACCAGACGAAAACTTGATTCCAATACCCAAGCCGAAGAATTACAAGGATTGGATACGACGATCGACTGGAAGAATACCGGTGACAACTCATATGACGGTGAGAAACTCAAAATCCTCGCGCACGACGAATCGGGCAAGTGGGAGCGTCCCGACAACATCCTCAACAACTGGCGTGTCACGAAAACAACATTAAGATTAGGTAGTAGAATAATAGGTAGATGTATGATGGGTTCAACATCTAACGCTCTTGACAAAGGAGGAGCTAATTTTAAAAAGTTATATGATGCATCAGACGCTACAAAAAGAAACCGCAACGGTCAGACTAATTCAGGACTTTATAGTCTGTTCATTCCTATGGAATGGAACTACGAAGGATACATCGATGCTCATGGATTTCCTGTATTCGACACTCCAAAAAAACCCGTCGCCAGTGTTGATGGATCCCAGATTCAAATCGGAGTTATCTCGCATTGGGAAAATGAAGTTGATGGTTTAAAAGATGATCAAGATGGTTTAAATGAATTTTACAGACAATTTCCAAGAACAGAAAAACATGCTTTTAGAGATGAAGCTAAACAATCTTTATTTAATTTAAGTAAAATTTACGAACAAATAGATTATAATGAAGACTTAAGAAATACTAATATAGTAACACAAGGTAATTTTGCTTGGGAAAATGGAATAAAAGATACTAGAGTTATATTTTTACCTAATAAAAATGGTAGATTTTTTATAAGTTGGATACCACCTTACGAATTACAAAACAAATTTTTATTAAAAAACGGAATAAAATATCCTGGAAATGATCATGCCGGCGCATTTGGGTGTGATAGTTATGATATTTCTGGAACTGTAGATGGAAGAGGATCCAATGGATCACTTCACGGTTTGACTAAGTTTTCTATGGAAGATGCTCCACCTAATAGTTTTTTTTTAGAATATATAGCAAGACCTCAAACTTCTGAAATATTTTTTGAAGACGTATTAATGGCTTTAATATTTTATGGTATGCCAATATTAGCTGAAAATAATAAACCTAGATTACTATATTACTTAAAAAGACGAGGATACAGGGGATATTCTATAAATAGACCAGACAAGTCTTATAATAAATTATCAGTTACAGAAAGAGAAATAGGTGGTATACCTAATTCAAGTGAAGATATAAAGCAAGCTCACGCTGCTGCTATAGAAGATTATATTGAAAATTTTGTTGGTTTAATGGATGGAGGTTATGGTGATATGTTTTTTCAAAGAACATTAGAAGATTGGGCAACATTTAATATCAACAATAGAACAAAACACGATGCATCTATTAGTTCTGGACTTGCTATTATGGCGTGTAATAAAAATAGATACGCACCACACGCTAAAAGAATAATATCAAAAGTCCCACTTGGTATTAAAAGATATGACAATGACGGGTACAATTCAAAAATAATGAAAATAAATGGTTAACATTAACTATAACAGCACTTTTCCAGATCAGGTGGTACCTGAAGAAGAGAAAAAAACCTACAAGTATGGGTTAGCCGTTGCTCAAGCTATAGAACACGAGTGGTTTAGAAATAACAGTGGGCAAAATAGATTTATTAATAATTTTCAAAATTTTAATAGATTAAGATTATATGCTAGGGGTGAACAACCAATACAAAAATATAAAGATGAATTATCTATAAATGGAGATTTATCTTATTTAAATTTAGACTGGAAGCCAGTACCTGTTTTAGCTAAGTTTGTAGATATAGTAGTGAATGGTATGACTGAAAAAGGTTATGAGATAAAAACATTTGCTCAAGATCCTTTTGCTTTAAAACAAAAAACTCAGTTTGCTCAAAATGCTATAAGAGACATAGAAAACAAAGCAGCTATAGATTCTTTACAATCTAAATTAGGCCCTAATGCTAATTTGTATGCATCAGCAAATCCAGACAGTTTACCTGGAACAACAGAAGAATTAGATTTATACTTACAATTAAATTTTAAACAAGCTGTTGAGATAGCTGAAGAAGAAGTTTTAGAAAATATATTACAATACAATAAATTTGATGAAACTAAAAAAAGATTAGCTCAAGATTTAACAATACTAGGTATAAGTTGTGTTAAAACAAACTTTAATTTATCAGAGGGAGTTACAGTTGATTATGTTAATCCAGCAAACATTGTACATTCATATACTGATGATCCTAATTTTGAAGATATATACTACGTAGGAGAAGTAAAAAATATGACGTTGTCTGAAGTTAAAAGACAATTTCCTAATTTAACAGATCAAGACTTAGAAAAAATTCAAAAATATCCTGGCAGAAGTTCATACACGAATAATTGGTGGGGACAACAAACACAAGATCAAGTACAGATTTTATTTTTTGAATATAAAACATATCACGATCAAGTATTTAAAATAAAACAAACTGAACAAGGTTTAGAGAAAACGTTAGAAAAGCCTGATACTTTTAATCCACCACCTAATGACAATTTTGAAAGAATATCAAGATCTATAGAGGTTTTATATTCTGGAGCTAAAGTTTTAGGTATGGGTAGTGAAATTTTAGAATGGAAACTATGTGAAAACATGACTAGACCTTATGCTGATACTACTAAGGTTAATATGAATTATGTAATTTCCGCACCTAGAATGTACCAGGGAAGAATAGATTCTTTAGTAAGTAGAATAACTGGTTTTGCTGATATGATTCAAATTACTCATTTAAAATTACAACAAGTACTATCTCGTATTGTTCCAGATGGTGTATATTTAGATGTTGATGGTTTAGCCGAGGTTGATCTTGGTAATGGTACAAACTATAATCCTCAGGAAGCATTAAATATGTATTTTCAAACTGGTAGTATAGTCGGTAGATCTTTAACACAAGATGGTGATCCAAATAGAGGTAAAATACCAATACAAGAACTACAAAGCTCTAATGGTATGTCTAAAATACAATCGATGATACAGACATATCAATATTATTTACAAATGATTAGAGATGTAACTGGTTTAAATGAAGCTAGAGATGGAAGTTCACCAGATAAAAATGCATTAGTAGGTTTACAAAAAATGGCGGCAGCTAATTCTAATACAGCTACAAGACATATATTACAATCATTAATGTATTCTACCGTTAGAACTTGTGAAAATATAAGTTTAAGAGTATCTGATATGCTGCAATTCCCAACAACAAAAGCATCATTAATAGGTAGTATAAATGGATTTAATGTTGCTACATTAGGAGAAATAGAAAAACTTGCTCTTCATGATTTTGGTATATTTTTAGAACTTGAACCAGATGAAGAAGAAAAAGCTCAATTAGAACAAAGTATACAAATAGCTCTTCAACAAAAAACAATTGGTTTAGAAGATGCTATTGATTTAAGAGAAGTTAAAAACATTAAGCTTGCTAATCAAATGCTTAAGTTTAGACAAAAGAAAAAACAAGAAAAAGAAAGAGCTCAACAATTAGAAAACATACAAGCTCAAGCTCAAGCAAACTCTCAATCTGCTGAAAAAGCTGCTATGGCTGAGGTTCAAAAAAATCAAGCATTAGCAGAAACAGAAGTTCAAATAGAGCAAGCTAAATCTCAGTTTGAAATCCAAAGAATGGAACAAGAGGTTATGAATAAAAAACAATTGATGGCTGAAGAGTTTAGCTATCAAATGCAATTAGCTCAAATGGAACAACAAGGACAACAGCAAAAAGAACAATCAATAGAAGATCGTAAAGACAATAGAGTGCAAATACAAGGTACACAACAAAGTGAACTTATAGACCAACGACAAAACAATTTATTACCTAAAAATTTTGAATCAAGTAATGATAGTTTAGATGGTTTTGGATTAGAGCAATTTAATCCTAATTAATTATTATTAATTTTATATTATATTATGTCAAATAAAGAAACAAAAGTAAAAGAAGAGGTTAAAAAAGAAGGAGAATTTAAAATTAAATCTGCAAAAAAAGTTAAAGATTTAAGTAAACAAACTCCAGATATTATAAAAATAGATTTAACAAAAAAACCAAAAGATGCCATTCAAACACAAGAGGCAGATGATAGCGATGCTATTATCAAAGAGCAAAAAGACAGTGGCGACAGCGAAAGCGTGGTTAAAGAAATACGGACCACCGAAGAAAAAGTAGAAAATGAGTCTGACTCGCCTATACAAGAAATAAAAGATGAAGACAATTACACTGACAAGAGCGGAGTGGCGGGAAGCAATGAAGCTACCACTACCGTATCAGAACAAAAAGAAATACCAAAGGAAGTTGAAGCACAAAAGCTCCCTGAAAATATAGACAAATTAATTAAATTCATGAAAGATACTGGTGGTGACGTAAATGATTACGCACGCTTGAACGCTGATTACACAAATGTGGATAGCGAATCTTTATTACATGAATATTACAAAACAGCTAAACCACATCTTAATGCAGAAGAAAGAGGATTTATTATTGAAGACTCTTTTCATTTTGATGAGGAATTAGATGAAGCAAGGGAAATTCGAAAGAAAAAACTTGCGTATAAAGAAGAAGTTGCAAAAGCTAAAAACTATTTAGAGGGATTGAAAGTAAAATATTACGACGAAATCAAGTTGAGACCCGGCGTAACTCAAGACCAACAAAAAGCTACAGATTTTTTCAACCGCTTTAATGAAGAAAAAAAAGCAGGTGATGCTAGACACGTGGAGTTTATTGCTAAAACTAAATCGCTTCTTAATAATGATTTCAAAGGTTTTGATTTTAAAGTAGGAGAGAAAAAATTTAGATATGGTATTAAAGATCCTTCAAGTGTTGCTGACAACCAAGGTGATATTAGTAATTTCATTAAGACGTTCTTAAATGATAAAGGAGAAATAGGAGATCACAAAGGTTATCATAAAGCTTTATATGCTGCCAAAAATGCTGATACAATAGCACAACATTTTTATGAACAAGGTAAAACTGATGCGATTAAAAGTAATGTTGCTAAATCTAAAAACATAGTTACAGAGCCAAGGAAAACATCTGATGGTGAAGTATTTATTGATGGATTTAAAGTTAAAGCTATTAGTGGCCTTGATTCTTCAAAATTATCAATTAAAAAAAGAAAATTTAACAATTAAAAATAAAAGAATATGTCAATTCAACCACAGTTTGGTTCGATAGTACCGTCGCAATCGCAACAACTACTGAACACAAACTATTTAAATTTCACAGGTGGGCAAAACGATTTTGCTCAACAATATTTACCTGAGATATACGAACAAGAAGTAGAGCGTTATGGAAACAGAACGTTATCAGGCTTCTTAAGAATGGTAGGCGCTGAAATGCCTATGACTTCTGACCAAGTTGTTTGGTCTGAACAAAATAGATTACACGTTGCATACAATAACTGTACAAACGCAGTTGCTGGAGCAGTGTCTACTATAACAATACCTGTTAGTGCAGCTGGCGTTGTACCTGCTATAATTAATGTTGTTTCCCCTGGTCAAACAATTGTAGCCTTAGATAATGCTGGTAATGAACTAAAATGTATTGTAACTTCTAGTACTACTAACACTGGTGCTTTAATTGTAGCTCCTTACACAGCAACTACTACTGCTGGTCTTGGTGCTGTTGTTAAGATATTTGTTTATGGTTCAGAATTTAACAAAGGACAAACTATACAAAACTGGAATGGCGTTGCTGGTACTTTAACTAATCAAGGTGCTGCTGGTAATAATACTAATATTAGTATAACTCCTTCTTTCACACAATTTTCTAACTCTCCTATCATAATTAGAAACACTTACACTGTAAATGGTTCTGATATGGCTCAAATTGGTTGGGTTGAAGTTGCTACTGAAGATGGAACTACTGGGTATTTATGGTATTTAAAAGCTGAATCTGAAACTAGATTACGTTTTGAAGATTATCTTGAAATGAGTATGGTAGAAGGTGAAATAGCAACTGCTGGTCTTGGTGCTGGTTCTGCTACTGCTTCTGGATTTACTGGTACTCAAGGTATGTTTGCTGCTATTCAGTCAAGAGGTAACGTAGAGATTGGATTTGCTGGCGCTGCTGGTTTAGATGATTTTGATGAAATCCTTAAGAATTTAGATACTCAGGGTGCTATTGAAGAAAACATGCTTTTCTTACAAAGATCAACGGCATTAGAATTTGATAACATGTTAAGTAATATTTCTCAGGGAGTTTCTGGAGGTACTGCTTATGGTTTGTTTGAAAATTCTGAGGAAATGGCATTAAACCTTGGGTTTAGTGGTTTCCGCAGAGGATCTTATGATTTTTATAAAACTGATTGGAAATATTTAAATGATGCTTCTACGCGTGGTGCACAAGTTGGACCATCTTCTATTGAAGGTGTTTTAATACCTGCTGGAACTTCAACTGTTTACGATCAAATTTTAGGAACAAACATTAGACGACCATTTTTACACGTTAGATATAGAGCTTCTCAAACAGAAGACAGACGTATGAAGTCTTGGTTAACTGGTTCTGCCGGTGGTGCATACACTTCAAATCTTGATGCTATGGAAGTAAACTTCCTATCTGAAAGATGTTTAGTTGTACAAGCTGCTAATAACTTTGTGTTATTCCAAGGAGTTTAATATTAATGTAAAGTCATGGGGCATTAATTTGCCCCACCTTTACTATTTAACTATTTAATTATATTATATTATGAAAAAAGAAGTAAAAAAAGGTACATGGGAGATTAAAGATAGGACTTATTATTTAAAAGGTCCTCATACTCCTTTAACTTTAAAAATACCGTCAAGACATACATACACGCACAATCTGCTTTGGTATGATGAAAAATTAAATGAACAAAGAGAAATAAGATATGCTACAAACCAAAACTCTCCTTTAAAAGATGAGCAAAAAGGTGAAGCAACTTTAGGTCATATAATGTTTAAAGATGGATATCTTGAAGTTAAGAAAAAAGATCAAGCCTTACAAAGATTATTATCTATATATCATCCTTTGAACAACGTTAAATATCAAGAATTAGATGTGGTTGAAGATGCTAAAGATGAATTAGAAGATTTAGAAATAGAAATTGATGCTTTAACTATGGCAAGATCAACAGATATTGATCAAGCAGAAGCTATATTAAGAGTTGAGATGGGATCTAAGGTTGCAGAGATGAGTTCTAAGGAAATTAAAAGAGATTTAATTAGGTTTGCTAAAAACAATCCTGCACTGTTCTTAGATTTAGCTCAAGATGATAATGTTCAGTTAAGAAATTATGCTATAAAAGCAACAGAAGCTGGAATAATAAATCTAGCTGATGATCAAAGAACTTTTCAATGGGCTTCAAATGGTAAAAAACTAATGACTGTTCCTTTTGATGAACATCCTTATGCTGCAATGGCTGCGTTCTTTAAAACAGATGAAGGTTTAGATGTTTATAAATCTATAGAGAAAAAACTTTCTTAACATGTAATACTAATAAGGGAGGTGTAATGCCTCCTTTATTATAATAAAAAAAACAAATGGCTATAAACGTAAATACCGTATATCAAACGGTTTTATTAATATTAAACAAAGAACAAAGAGGCTATATAACCCCTGAAGAGTTTAATAAAATTGGTAATCAAGTTCAACTTGAAATATTTGAAAAATATTTTGAAGATCTTAATCAACAAATTCGAGTGCCACAAACTGACACAGACTATGCTGATAGGGTAGTAAATCTTGATGAAAAAATAGCTATATTTAAAACTTCAGGTAACGCTTCTCCAGCAACACTAGTTGATGGTATAACAAATTATTGGGTTTTACCAGCTGTAGATATTTTTGGTAATGATGTACAACCTGACTCTAGTACACCTTTTTATAGATTAGGTACTGTTTTGTATAATAATGAAACAGAAGTTCAAAGAGTTGATAGATCAGATTTTTATCATATAAACAAATCACTACTTACAAAACCTACAACAACATATCCTGTTTATTTATATGAAAATCAAAAACTTTTTGTAAAACCTAATTCTATTAAAACACAAGGCGAGATACAAGTTGATTTTATAAGAAAACCAACACAACCAACTTGGACTTTTAATGTTGGTTCATTAGGTCAATATGTTTTTAATACAGATTCAAAATCTCCTACAGTTCCAAATGGTCATGTTGATTTCGAACTTCATAAATCTGAACAGACTAGTTTAATAATTGAAATATTAATGTATGCTGGAATAATAATAAGAGATCCTCAAATAGTACAAGCAGCGGCTCAAGAGGCTGCTTCAATTGAACAAAACGAAAAAAGCTAACAGACTATGGCAACACCTAATGGTGGTTTAATAACCGAAACAAACGCTCAATATTATACTGGTACACAAGTAATAATAGCAGTTGATCCAAGCTTAGCTGTTGGCCAAACTATATTTAAAACAACTTTTGATACTTCACTTACTTTTGGATCAAACGATCCAACAAGTCCCCTTTACAATAATAATAACTTTAGATTATATACTAGCACTAATGGTGCCACTGGTAGTTTTACTGAATATATACAAGCTTATACTGTTTTAAACGACACAATCACTTTAGCCGCACAAATAGCTGCTGGCTCTTATGTTGTTATACAATTACTTAGCGAAAGTGGCGGGGAGTTTGGTAATAAAGATGCTTTAGGCACAGTGGTTGAAGAAAACTATGCTGGGTATCAATATATAAAAATAAAAGAAGTTGTAAATAACTTTTTAGTAGCGTATGTAGGTGCTGGAAAATTAATATCAAGTGTAAAAAGAACTGATGTTGTTTTTCATGCTAAAAGAGCACTACAAGAATTTAGCTATGATACTTTAAAAAGTATTCATTCTCAAGAATTAAACATACCTGCTAATCTTAGTATCCCTTTGCCTCAAGATTATGTTAATTATGTAAATGTATCGTGGATTGACGGTCAAGGTGTAAAACATATTATATACCCTACCACTTTAACATCAAACCCATATACTAAGCCTATACAAGACGCTCAAGGTATTCCTACTCAAACTAGTGATGGTGTTGATATAACAGGTACTTCTTTAACTGAAGCCAGATGGGCAGCTAATAATCCAACTATAATTAATGAAATAAGAGATGATATTGCCGGTAGACTTATAGCTGATGGGTTATATGGCTTTTACGGTAATTCTTTTATGTATGGTCAAAGATATGGTATGCAACCAGAAATATCTCAAATTAATGGTTGGTTTACAATAAACGAAAGAGAAGGTAAAATGTCTTTTTCTAGTGATTTAAATGGAAAATTAATAATATTAGAATATATATCTGATGGCTTAGCTTATGATCAAGATATGCAAGTTCCTAAATTAGCTGAAGAAGCTATATATTCATATATAATTCACGCTATTTTAGCAAGTAGAATAAATCAACCTGAATATATAATACAAAGATTACGTAGAGAAAAAAGTGCAAAATTAAGAAACGCAAAAATAAGATTATCAAACATTAAATCAAGTGAGTTTATTCAAATAATGAGAGGTAAATCTAAATGGCTTAAAAACTAAATTAAATGGCAGAAGTTAAAAACTCTTTCATTAAGTCTAAAATGAACAAAGACCTAGATGCTAGGTTATTACCAAATGGTGAGTATCGTGAAGGACTTAATATACAAGTAAGTAGATCAGAGGGTGCCGACGTTGGAGCGTTAGAAAATGTTTTAGGTAACGAAAAAATAATAGATTTTAAAACTATAAGTGCTTGTAATCCAGTAACAGGTGGCGACTGTAATTTAAAAACAATAGGTATGTTTACTGATGAAGTAAACGATAATATTTATATATTTTTAACAGACTACACTGATTCAGGATTTAAAACAACAATAACATATAATAACGTATCACATAATTATGTTTATATATATAATGTATTAAATAAAGAATCTAATTTATTATTAACTGGTTCTTTTTTAAATTTTTCTACAACAAATCCTATTAATAGTGTTAACGTATTAGAAGGAATTTTATTTTGGACTGATAATAGAAATCAACCAAGAAAAATTGATGTAAGTAGAGCTTTGACTGGAGCAACACAAGGAAGTGTTAATGGTTATTATATAACAGAAGAACAAATATCTGTTGCAACTTACAATCCATATGAACCTATAAATTTATATTTTAATAAATGGGGTAGTGGAACTGTTAAAACAGCTGTTACAGCTAGTACTACTATTGTTTTTAGATCTGATACTTTAACCGGGATACCATCTGTTGGTGCTACTGTAGCTAAAGATTCTACAGTAATAGGTATTATATTATCATTTGATTCTTCGGCTAGCTCTATTGTTATTGATACAGCAACAACTTTAGCTATTGGTGATGTTTTAAAATTTTATGTTGCCAGTAATTTTGAAGCAAGCACAGCTACGTACTATTCAAGTATGTACGACGCTACAAGTAAATTTGCTCCAGATGGTACTACACCAAATCCAACTTTTCAAACAGCCGGACCTGATATTAATAATATTACACAAACAAATTACCCTGGCGATCCTGATTTTTTAGAAGATAAATTTGTAAGATTTAGCTATAGATTTAAATTTGATGGTGGAGAAAATTCTATATTTTCACCTTTTACTCAACCAGCCTTTATACCTAAACAAGATGGTTATTTTTTAGAATCTACAACACCTACAGGTAATACTAAAGATGAAAATTCAACATATAGAAGCACAATTGTTTCTTTTATGGAAAATCAAGTAAATAATATATTATTACAAATTCCACTTCCCTGTCCTGCTAATGAATTGTATGATAAATTTAAGGTAATAGAAATTGATATTCTTTACAAAGAATCAGACGGTTTAGCTGTTCAACTAGTAGATACAATAGAAAGAGATGGAATAGGTGGCTTTGAACAAATTGGAGGTGCAGACTCTATTGTTGTTTATAACTATCAAGGATCAAAACCATACAGAACACTTCCTA